CTTTCCTTAGCTTCTGGCCAAGAAGTTTTAGTTTGCAACCGGCATGGCACACTATTCAAATCTTCCCAATAATCAGCTGAACTGATTGTGGTAAGAACATCATCAGTGTCATAGTATTTGACAGTAGTGATGCTTTGAACAGGTGCCACACGCAGCAACAAAACAGTATCATCGTTAGGGTCTACAAGCGGGTAATCAGTCCATTTATCAGCATACAGTGTTAATGTTTGTGTAAATAGTCTAAACCCCGTTAGTGCTTCAATGTGTTGCCTAGCTGCAATCGCAAGCGATGCAATATAAGCGTCATCATCTGATGTACTGACTCTAAGATGGTCCTTTATTTCTTCCGTAGTAACAGGTTCATCTTGTGGCGCAGTTGTAGTAATGAGATCCACTTACGCTACCTCTCTACTTTTGCTTTTTGGTCTTGCGAGTTTTCTTAGCTTTAACTGCTGGTTCAGAAGTTTCAGGTTCACTTTTAGTTGCAGTCTCGACTTTCGCCTTTTCTACAACAAGTTGGTCTTTAACTTCTTCCTCAAGCAGTTCCACATAAGGTACACCCATACGATACATGTGTGACAAGTTCTTATAATCATTGTCATCAATATGCATCTTTGCGCCAGCCTCAGCAATAGTTCCAGATATACCTATCCGAAAATTTATTTTAACAAATTTTGCCACAAGATTCTCCTGTCTTTGGGTTTAAGTATATCGTCCACGACTACGTACAGCAACAATACCAATGGGGATGCCATTGGAATGGGTGCCAGTAACATTAATCACAGGACGAATATACCTTTCTCTGCCAAGATAAGCGGTAGTATAAGATGCATCATCTTCAGCCGCTGCATCAATTCTGCCAAAGGTACCAGTTGTAGTACCAGTTACAGAATTAGTTATAACGGCATCAGCTGCATCAACCCACGTACTGTTATCATCAGAAGTTTCAATCTCCAAATCTACCAGTACGGAACCAGACAAAGTATCACCTGATTCACCAACATTGGCTATAACCAAACAGCCATCGTATTCCAGCAAATCAACAGCTGCACCATTAGCATCTGCCGTATGGGTAGCTGAATCAATACATTGTACGACTGCATCATTACCAAAATCTTTCTTTTCGAACATGGTTTATGCACTCCCTTTACAGAATGATTCAGCGTGACGAACTGCAAGGTCAATAGACTGAAACATTAAGATGCGAACATTACCAGCGGTAGCACCAGTGTAGGGGTCAACCAACACATCCAACGCGCCCCACTGCCCTATCAAAAGGTCTGCCCAATTGCCAAAATACATCTCACCAGATTGAACCTGATTAGACTCGATACACTCTCTTCCGAGAAGTTGACCGTTTTCTTTTAGCAAAAACTGACCAGAACCAGAATCAACAAGTTTGCCTAACATGTTGCCATAGACTGTACTGTTGGTTATGAACTTCTGAGCACCCAAAAGGGCGTTAGCAGTAGCCAGATCAGAACGCATACCAATTACTTCATCACGAGTAGGATCAGAAGCGCCAGCGAAACTTTGGGCACCAATGCCTGTAGTATTCTCGATACCTACTGGTTGCCCAGAAGTGCCAGTACCATGAATACCTGCTCGGTCAATTTCAAGAGCGATAACAGTAGCAATATCATTTCGTATGAAGTTCTCTACAGAAACCGAACTCTGTAAACGAAGTTGGCGAGTATAATCAGTGAACGTACCCAGAGTTTTAGGAGTCAGTGTTACCTGCCCTGCTGTCTGTGTGCCTTCCCCAATAGTACCACCATCACTACCGACCCATCCAGCAGTTGTAGCCCCTGTATGTTTTGGTATAGCGACATCACCAACCAAACCATCTAGGAAGGTAACACCTGCTCTAGTAAGAGCCATTGCATTACGAAGCAAAGGTATCATTTGTGTGGGCCGGAAATCAACCCCCACAAATGCACCAGCACTTGCAAATACATCGGCACTTAAATCCCGAGATTCCATAGCGCGTCTCTGAGCTTCATAAAAAGCCTGTCCCCGCCATTCACCCATGACTTCCATAGGAAGGAACGCACCTTTAGGCGCAACCCCATCCCGCTGTTCAATCGCACTAGACGCTTCTAACTCCAGGGATGCATCGGCACGATCTTGTTGTGTAGCTTTAGGATCGAGAGCACGGATAAGTTTGAGCATAGAAAAATTTCGTTTTTCCTTGTCATCTAGACCAATAGGTTCATTCACGCTTTCGCTATGAGGACCAATTTTCAGAATTTTCTCAATGCTGCGCTGTTCAGTTGACAGTTCTCCAATAGCTGTTTCCAGTGTATCCAACTCAGAATTTTCATCTGAATTGAGTGCTCTGTCTCCAGCAGTTGAAGCAAGTTCTGCAACTCGCGAACGCTTTTCAACTTCCTTTTCTCGCAACCCTGTAAGCTTTTGGTTAAGATTATCTGTCATAATCTGTTTCTCCACTTAAAATACAAGTTACTATTTACTCCAATCTTTTAAAGTGCCTATGACCCTTAAGATTGAAACCTGTTGAAGACATCTAAACGCCGCTGCAAAGAATCGCGCTGCGTTGTCATGTCTTCCAATTTATTTTGAAGTACGATGATCCTTTTATGTTCATCAACTTCACTATTATTTTCTTCCAAACCCCACGAGCGCAATGCTGCCGTAGCATCAGGGTACGCTGGCATTGTCACTGGTGATACATCACGCAACTCTTCCACAGATACTAAAGATCGTATCATGTTGCCGTTGTCATCTTCTTCAAACTTGTCACCTTTCGACCCTAATATGAAGCCAAAAGAAGATTGATCGATGTCACCGCGTTTCATTGGTTCGAGCAACATATCTCGTACCATTTGAGTATTCGGTGGTGTAACCACATACCGCAAACCAACATCATCAACAGACAATTCCAATGTACCGTTTGATCTGCGGCCTAATACAAAATTAGGGTCGTGGTTAAAAAACGCTCTGGTATCTTGATCCAAAACATTGTCGAAAGCTTCCGGTGAAATTTTCTCCCGAAGTTCCATAGTATTTTTACCAGTTGTGCGCCTACCCAATACGTCAGATAAAGTATTAAACACTGCTGCATAACCGTGAATTTCAACGGGCCGATCTTCGTGCCCTGTTTCACGCAATTCTACTTTCTTGGCAGCAAACCGTCTCTCAAATGTCATTTTTCTTCTCCTAAAATTTCGTAAAACAGATTAATAATAGCCCGTTCACTAACTTCAACATCACCTATGGACTCCTTCATTTGCCCTAACTGACGATCTATATAAGTATTAATGAATTTTTCCATAAAGTCACCTGCCTCTAAGCCCTCATAAAGCCTATGCTCAACCATAATTGCTATCGGGAGAAGGTGCTTTTTAATGAATTCTGGGTATTTGTGGTTGTAAAATGTGGCACCCTTACTTATGTTTTCACCTATCTTAGCAAGGGTTTTGCGCTCGTTTGAAACCATGCGCTCCGCTAGGGCCTTTACTACTGGCGCTGTGTTGTCCGATGGAGCGGGAGTACCATGGGTCTTCTCCTTATCGCTTGGTGTTTGCATGTTAGTAGGTGTCAAAACCTCTTCCATATCTTCCCTTTCTGGGAACTCTTCCATTAAACGCACTTCGTTACGAGTAAGCCAACTGTCTTGTAGAGCTTGGTGGTAAGCAGCGTAACGTGCCGCAGTATCACCACGCAGTAGCCAAAAAGCATCAAACTTAAAGTAATACCCCAGACGCCGCTCTTTAGCCGTGAGCAGCTTACGATTCAACTCTTGTTCCCAGTTGGTAAATATTGGTATCATGGTGTGTTTGAAAAAGTGCGAATCCATCTCCGACGCGTTAGTAAAGGTGTTGAATTCCATATCCATTATGAATTGAGGTGGTACTCGGTATATGGCAGCAACTTCTGTTCTATTGTACTTGAGTGTCTGCAGAGTTTGAGCGTCATCTGGGTTAATGGTAAGAGGTTTGTACACCATACCTTTAGGCAAAATGTGAGTCTCGTGAGAAGTATTAATGCTGCCATACCGCTGCTTGTACTCTTGTATGAACTTAATCAGGGTGTTAGGTGCTGTCTCAGTCTCAATGATACCTTTTGGGGTTGCCCCACCTGCGAAGAAAGAAGCTCCAAACTCATGTATTGCCATGCCCAGTCCTATAGATTCTTTGGCTAGCTGGACAGGGGAATATCCAGCCAAGCCATCGAACCCCATGCCAGACACATGTAGCACATCAGAAGCAGGCAATACTCTCGTACCACCTTGATTCTCTGTGATAGCGTACACCACACTGTCAGTATGTTCATGAACTCGTGGGTGTGTATTATTGGGATACAACATTTTCATGTCGATTGGTTTACCAGCTTGAAATACAATCTCAGCGTAGCCATTTCCCCAACCGTTGCGGTGAGCTTCTAAAGTGTCTTTGAAATGGTAAGGAGTATGCCGGTCTGTAGGCATAGTCGTTATCATCTCATACAAGTGGTGATTAGTAGCTGGTTCCGCACCCTTTTTACCTTCCTTCATTATCTGAAGTGGTACGTGCGCAACAGTCTCAGCCAACACCTTAATACTAGCATATGCGTAAGGTAAAGTAAGTGCCGTCTGTTCAGTAACGTCTACCCCCGAAGAAGTAGCTCCGTACTGTTCTACCAACCATCTGCCATAGGCTGAGGCATCCCCTATGGTAGACTCAATCCCTCGGTGTTCTAAAGAGTTCAAAAACATTGTTAGCTTCTGCCCATAATAAAAGTCCCAGTACACTATAACCCAATGGCTCGCAGTACAAGTAAGCCCCATACGCCATACATAAAATACCTGCAATGTCCAACAAAGGTCGGAACATCAAGGCAAATGTCGCTTGGATTATAAACCCTATTTTACTAAAAATTTTCATATTGATCCTAGGTCTTGTTGCAGACCTTCATCGGGTGTTTGCATAGCCCTGCCAACAGCCATTATTGCAGCACAAGCACCATCTATCTTCTTACGCACATCTTCTTTACGTGGCTTAACATTACCGTTAGTATCACGCTTAGATTTCAAATTCATTACATTCCAATTCAATATTGGATGATCTGTATGATGCAATCTTCCTGACTTAATTGCTGCTTCAAATTCATTCATGGGGCTGGTGTAGTAACCAGTGGTTTGGTTAAATTTGGTTATCTCAGCTCCAGCATCTTCTAAATCTTGTTCATAACCAGCTGATTTCCAAGGGTCAAATGAAACCTCTTCTGGGAAGTATTTTTCAATGTCATGTATCAACTTCTTCTTGACCATAACAGTATCAACTTCATCACCATCGGTCATAATTAGGAAAGGCACTTCTTCAAACTCACCATCATAATTCTCATAATAATCTTGGGTACAAGGGTTGTACTCGTTTACCCAAGGCTGATACCGTTCTGTTTCCTTGACCCTTTCCTCAGGCACCCAGAAATTAGAAAACAAATAGTAATGTCGTTTGCCTTGTTCATCGTCTTCATAGAAACATTTAACACTAGAAGTAAAGTCAATGCGACTAGCAAGGTCAACCCCCATCATCATAGACATGTGTGTATAGTTGTTAATATCCATCTCAGGGTCAGCGCATTCAGCCCATTCTTCGTAGTTAATAAACGTCTCGTTAGCATTGATCCATTGGTTCAAGTGTTTAGTTTTAAAAATGCCTTGTTTAGCAGTATTGCGTATGGCTTGCAACTGCTGTCGTTTCAAATACTTAAAATCCACACTTATGTCTAGGTTAGGATTAGCCATCCTAAGAGCTTCCTCAGATTTCCAATCAATGCCTTCATCTATTGTGTACAACAACCCAAACACAGAATCAGTGTACTCATCCGCATACACACCTTTTAATATCTCTATTACTTCCTCACGTCTCTCAAAACATGGCCCACCAACATCATCACCAGCTGTAGTAACAACGTACAGTAGTGGTTTCTCTCTTGCCCCTAGTCCAGTTTTAAATGTGTCGTACAAACGATTGTTTTTATGTTCATGATATTCATCTACTATGCCACAGTGAGGTGAGGCACCGTCTCCTGGTTCTCCTACTACAGGTTGGAAGAATGCACCGTCCTCAGGCACCATGATCGACATTGTATTAGGAGGAGGTAATCCATAAGCATCCATTAGTTCTTCGTCACGTTCAACCATTAACCTAGCTGGTCTGAATACTTCCATAGCCTGTGATTCCTTAGTGGCTCCACAGTAAACTTCAGCACCAAACTCATTATCAGCTAACAGCATATACAACCCGATAGAAGCTGCATCAAAAGACTTACCATTCTTTCTAGGAATTTCACAATATGCTTCTATGTACTTTCGTACACCATCTTTGTGCAATCCAAATAGGTTCGCAGCCTTGAATATCTGCCATGGCTGTGGTACAAACAATTCCTTTCTTTGTGCCCATCTGCCTTTAACATGTTGCAACCCCTTCACAAAATTAACAAAACGGTTGAGGGCTTTCTCATCCATAGTAAGGTCTTTACGTTTCAAGTCACCAAGATATCTGTCACAAGCCAGACCGACATACTCACCAGCTACAATTTTACCAGACAATATGTCTTTAGCATACTGCACACTTATCTGATAATTTGTTTTAGGTTTTGGCACTAGTCATCCTCAAGATTGTCAAACTTGTTACCTTTCTTTTTACCACCACCAGATTGCATTATCTTAGTGCGAGAAGAAGGAGTTAAACCAAATTCACTTTGTATGCTGCGCATTGCCGCCATTGCACGGTTTGCCATAGCTTCTCTTGGATTTGCCGAAGGGTTCCCAGAGGTGTTAATACGTATGTAGCCTTCTTTGCGCAATTGGGCCATATTCTCCCAATAGGTAACGGACAGTTCACAATACATGGCCAAAGCATCCACATCAGCATTGGACAATAAATCAGCCTCATCCATAAGGGTGACCATGCGATTCCATTCATTACGAGCTTTAGTAGACAAGCCTTCGGGTGGCAATAGTTTGTCATTAGCAAATTCAGGGTTGCCATCAAAATGGTAATCCTTCTTTTTAATGTTGTCCCTAAGTGCTACAACCTTAGGTTTTTTCTTACGACCACTATTTCTATTTCCAGCCATCAGCATTTTCCTTTCTAGTTTTAGTATCGTGGTGCCACTTGCACAAAGATTGCCAATTACTAGTATCCCAAAACAGACTAGATCGACCCCTATGAGGTTCTATATGATCTACTACATTTGCCAATTTGTCTATGCCTTCCTTTGCACAATGTGTGCAAAGTGGAAATTCAGACAAATGTATGAGCCTTTGAGTGACCCAATAACGGTTGTTATACAATTTATGACGCTTTTTCCCAACATCAGATTTTCTCCATTTGTTAGTCCCGCCATGTTTAGGGCAACGTGGGGTGTGGCACAAAACCCCACACCCAGGAAGGCTACACGGAGAGCGCTTGCCGCTTGTAATAAAATATGCTCCCTAGCAACCCACATCAGGCAACTTGACCATCTTTTATAATTTCTTCAGCCGCAGGTTCCAGCTTGTCTTGAATGTTGGCAATCGCTCTGGCTGAAGCACCTTTTGTTTTTATACTGCTTGTCATTTGCACGAGTGCATTTAACTCAGTTGCATTAAAAATCACCTCATATTCGAGTTGATCAACAAGAGTTTCTTCGTCAACATTATCTTGAACCTGCTTGGCAGCGGCCATTAACTTATCCTCGATGCCTACAATTAACCTTGCCGCGTTGCCTTGGATATCTGCATCACGAACAATTGCAATCATTGATGCCATTTCTGAATCGCTAAAAATAATCATTCTGAATCCTCATCATCATCTTCAATGCCAATGCCTTCTGGCGCTCTATCAATCATTCCTGCTGGTTGCCCAGCATCAGACGCAGCTTTTTTGTCTGTAATCTGTTTTTCGATAGTAGCAAGTGCATTCGGGCAACCTTCAGCCCCTGCCGCTTCTGTCAAATGTTTAGTAATCAGT